TCGGACATTGTCCTGGCAGAAGGTAGCACCGTCCATAAATGGACACCGGCTCCCAACGAGATTTATACCACTGAGGTAAAAATCGACCGCCGAGGCATTGAGGTTTCTAATGCCGATTCCGCACAGAGAACAGTAATCAATAATACGGAGTTCTCCGGCTACTACAACGAGGAAAAAATCTTCACCCTGAACAAGGATGAAACTATCACAAAGAAAACCACCGTCGACGGCGAATTGACGGTGGGCAAGACAAAGTTCGTCCCGATGGCCACGGCATCTGAAGGATTGAACATTGTAATTTTGGATTAAGGAGGGACGCATAATGGCAACTGGCAAATCCGGTTCTTTTACCATTGCAGGTGATAAAGGTACAACCATGAAAATCTTATGGTCTGAAACCTATGATACCATCAACAACACTTCTGTTGTAACCGTTACGGACCTCCAGTTCAAAAACACATGGTGGTATGGTTTTACCTACTACTTAAGCGGCACATTGTCCATCAATGGAACTACTGTTGTAACCTTTAATTCAAACCTTGGCGGCCACATGGCAAACAACAGTAACATGGATGCATTTTTCTCGATTATCACAAATGACGGGTTTGATGCAGCACCATGGGGTAATGTGACGGTGTCTCATGCTGCTGACGGCACAGCGACCTGCCCGATTGCTCTAAATGTACGAGGCTGGAATGTGAACGAATCCGGTGCTAACGGATTTAAGGTGAACGGATCTTCGGATGTCACACTTACCGCCATCGACCGGGCTGCACCCACGGTTACCTGCTCTGTATCCGAGATTGCTGCTAACAGCTTCAAAATCACTGCTACGTCCTCTGCTGCCGCAGACGAATGGAGTTACAGCCTGGATGATGGAATTTCTGGCCATGCTTTCACACCCACAACCACCACATCCGGTAGCGTTACAGTTGACGGCTTGGAGCCAAACACCACCTACTATGTGCGTGTAGCTGTTCGGAAGAAGAGCAACCATGTCTATGGTGAATCTAGCAGTATCAGCGTAAAAACCCTGGGCGGCGCGGCAATCAACAGTTGCCCAACTATTACGGCAGATGCCGCTACAGTCACATTCAAGCCAAACATCACCGTCTACGATGCGTCCTATTCCTACTACCTATCCATCTGGAATGGTTCTACCGAGTATTTGGCACTCTCGGCAAGAACATGGTCTGTCGGTACGGCTGACCGGACAATTACGCTCTCCCAAACGGAGCGGGCGGATTTGCTGGATGCAATGGCAAGTCTCAAATCCTTTACGGCGACCATTAAGGTGGTCACCAAGAGTGGCTCGACCCAAATTGGCAACACCTCGTCAAAGACTTGTACCGTGCAGACTACAGCGGCCAATTCCGGCCCCACCATGACTGCGTTTACCTATAAGGATAGCAGAACGAACACAACGGCTATCACGGGAAATGATCAGCTGTTTATCCAGACCTACTCCTATCTGTATGTGACTCCCGGCGTTGCCACAGCAAAAAATGGTGCAACCATCGTGAAATATGCCGCCACCTGTAACGGCGTGACAGCGTCCAACACAACGGGAGCTGCGATTAATCTGAATGGCATTGCCAAATCCGGCACATTGGATGTTGTGGTGACTGCTACCGACTCCCGTGGTTATACGGTCAGCAATACACAGCAGATTACGGTCATCCCGTATGCAAAGCCGAAGGTGTCCTCTATTACACTCCGCCGTACCAATGACATCGAGGCAGAAATGCAGCTGGTGTTTAACGGTACGATTTCGCCCATCACCGTGGATGGAACACAGAAAAACAGCCTTAAATATGTCCAGTACCGCTACAAGCTAACCAGCGAAACTAGCTACGGTGCTTACACGAATATCACTTCTTCGGTCACTCAAAACGGCACCAGCTTCTCGTTTTCCAATCTGGAATTGTGTAGCCTGGATGCCAACTCCTCCTACGATTTCCATCTGTACATCCGGGATCAGCTGAACACGCTTTCACCGCTCAGCCTGTACTTTACTGTTCCCCAGGGTACGCCGTTGGTGGCGTTGCGAAAGAAGATGGTGGGTATCAATACGCCCTCCCCGGATGCCGCACTCCATGTGGTCGGAGATGGTCACATTGTAGGTGACGTTCGCATTGAAGGAACACTCACCCCGGACCAAATTGACTATGATTTTGGCGACCCACCGTTCTACTACGGAACCTGCGCTACGGCATCGGCAACGGTGGCAAAGGTGGTCACTTGCTCCGGTTTTGTTTTGAAAACAGGTGCCGCAATCGCAGTAAAGTTCACAAACACCAATACTGGTGCATCACCTACGCTGAATGTCAACAGTACGGGAGACAAAGCCATAAAGCAATATGGATCTACCGCAGCCAATACCTATCATTGGAGAGCTGGCGAAGTAGTGGTGTTCGTCTATGACGGCTCCTACTGGGAGATGGTAAGTAAATCCACAGCAACGACATCGTATTACGGTCTGACAAAGCTATCTTCTAGCACTTCTTCCACCAGCACCGTTCTGGCGGCGACAGCCTCTGCGGTAAAAGCGGCGTATGATCGTAACTCGTGGGACAGCATTTCGCTGACCAATGCCTTGGCAATTGCCTACGGCGGCACCGGGGCAACTACTGCCGCAGCTGCAAGGTCGAATTTAGGAATTACCGCTACATCCCTTTACAGCGGCACCTTGAGTAGCGGTAGCATTACCTTCAACTACGGCAATTACAACTTCTATGTTGTGACCGGCCGTGTTACCTCGTCCGGCTCGTTGCTGTGTTCTGTCATCCCCAAGGGTCTGCTTACCACATCCGATGTTGCATACCAGTTTGCTGATGAGTCGTATTTCCGGGCATTCAAGCTGAAATACTCCGGCTCGACTGTAACGCTGACAGTCGGCAATGGCTACGGGTCCATCACCAGCGTTTATGGCATCACATAAGGAGGTCAAAATGCAAGTAATCACAGATGAGAGAGGCTTTGTCCTCAGTTTTGCCTTTATAGGCAATATGGTCGGCGCAACCGAAGTGCCGGAGCCGGAAGACCTGGAACTGTTTTTGCACCAGTTTTATGCGTTTCACCTGGTAGATGGTAAGTTGGTTTATGACGCTGCCGAGTCAGAATCAGTACAAACAGAGGAACGCAAAACAGAGTACCGCCGCCGCCGGGAAACAGAATGCTTTAGCATTATCAACCGTGGACAGCTTTGGTATGAAGGCATTTCCATTACCCAACTGTTAGAACTGCGGCAGTGGTATAAAGCGTGGCTGAATGTCACGGAAACAATGGTCATCCCGGAGAAACCGAGATGGCTGGAATAAGGAATTTGGGCATCCGCAAGGGTGCCTATTTTCATATAAAAACATGAATTTTAGGAGGAAAAGAGCAATGGATCTCACCACCCTTGCGGCAACGATTACTGCTCTCGGTGTCGTTTTTGGCGCCATCTTTGCCGTACACAAATGGTTCTTGAAGCAGGAAAAGCAGGACAAGGACATCAAGGCCATCAAGGAAGAGCAGAGTATTCTGACCCAGGGCATTCTTGCTTGCCTTATGGGTCTGCATGAGCAGGGCTGCAACGGCCCTGTCACCGCTGCTATTGAGCAGATTGAAACCCATCTGAACAAACAGGCTCACAAATAAGGAGGAAACTACTATGACTGATATTACCACCATCCCCGCTCTGGCGGCTATCGTGTACACCATCATCGACATTACCAAGACTGCCATGGGCGGCGACGAGAAGTTCAAGCGATTCATTCCGCTGATTGCTTGCGTCCTGGGCGCTGTCTGCGGCGTTGTCGCATTCTACTGTGTTCCCGGCACAATGGCAACCGAGAATCTGCTTGTTGCCATCGTTATCGGCGCAGCAAGCGGACTGTCTGCTACCGGCACCAACCAGGCGGTCAAGCAGCTGGCTCCTACCAAGAAGGGGGAATAATCCATGAACCTGCATAAGCTGATTTTTACGGAGAATGCTTGCTATAAAGCCGGCCGGAAAATCACGGTCAAAGGCATTATGGTTCATTCCACCGGAGCGAATAACCCCTGGCTGAAACGCTATGTGGGTCCCGATGACGGCTTACTGGGTAAAAACCAGTACAACAACCATTGGAATACTTATCACCCCGGCGGCAGAGAGGTCTGCGTTCACGGCTTCATTGGCAAACTGGCGGATGGTTCTGTGGCAACCTACCAGGTATTGCCCTGGGATCACCGTGGTTGGCACGCAGGCGGCTCTGCAAACAACACCCATATCAGCTTTGAAATCTGTGAGGACGGTCTCACTGATGGCACCTACTTCAAAAAGGTGTATCAGGAGGCCGTCGAACTTTGTGCCTATCTGTGCAAGCTGTATGGTCTGACCGAGAAGGATATCATCTGCCACTCCGAGGGTTATAAGCGCGGCATTGCCTCCAACCACGGCGATGTCATGCATTGGTTTCCCAAGCACGGCAAGAGCATGGACACCTTCCGTGCCGCCGTCAAGGAACTGCTGACCGCTGATGTGGATGCCCCCGTCCAGGAGGAAACGCAGCCCACACCCACCGAACATCCCGAAAAGCTGACCTCCGGCTATTACCGGGTCCGCAAGACCTGGAAGGACAGCAAGTCCCAGATTGGTGCTTACCGTATTCTTGCCAATGCCAAGGCAGCTGCGGACAAGAACCCCGGCACATTCGTTTTCACTAATGACGGTGTTGCTATCTACCCTGTGGAGAAGCCTGCCGAGGAAACCTATCGGGTCCATACCGTGGTCAAGGGCGATACCCTTTGGGACATCGCCAAGAAGTATCTGGGCGACGGCTCTCGTTATCCCGAAATCAAGACCCTCAACGGTCTGGATTCCAATGTCATCTATAGCGGTTGGAAGCTGAAAATCCCTAACTAACACGACACCCCCAATCACTACTCGTTAGTGGTTGGGGGCTTTCTTTTTTGCTCGTCATGACAAAACATTTTTGCCCAGGGGGTTAAATTTGGCCATTTCCGTGGCGGTACTACGAAAAAACCATCAGAAGGAGGTTATTCGGAGTGACGACACAGGAAATTGAAAGAATCAAGGATTTACAGAATAAAGGCTACGGCTACCGAAAAATAGCCGCCGAGACAGGAATATCGGTGAACACAGTCAAATCATACTGCAAGCGGCATTCCGCAAAAAACGAGGCGGTAGAAGCCGTTATTGCGAAACCGTGCCTTCACTGCGGCAAACCGCTGACACTCCGCTTTTCTGCCAAAGAAAAACGATTCTGTGATGATAAGTGTCGGATGGCTTGGTGGAATGCTCATCGGTCAGAAGTTCAGCGCAAAACATACCATAAGCGAATCTGTCCCAGCTGCGGCATTGAATTTGCTGTGTACGGAAAGAAGGATCAGCGTTTCTGTTCCAGGGCTTGCTATGGTATCAGCCGCCGGAAGGCGGTGGATGAATGAGCGATGCAATCATCTCTTTTCGTGCAGCCATGGCGGTGGCTTGGGGAATGCTCCAGGAGGGCATCATCAGCGAAGAGGAGTATTGTCAAATAGAGGCTACTATTGCCAGTAATAAGGGTGTAGATTTGTCAACTTTATGTTGCAGAAATCCCTTGATATTCCGGGGTTTTAGAGCGAATATGTCACTACCAAACAGCAAAGGAGGTGGCATTAATGCCTAGAATTATTCGGAAAGTGGAGGCTATCGCACCGGCCGCTCCTGCTTTGAAAAAGGTCGCTGCCTACGCCAGAGTTTCCTCCGGCAAGGATGCAATGCTCCACTCTTTGTCAGCCCAGGTCAGCTATTATAATGACTACATCCAACAGCAGCCCGGTTGGGTTTTTGCAGGAGTGTACGCAGACGAGGCGTTGACCGGCACCAAGGACACACGTGCCGATTTTCAGCGGTTACTTGGCGACTGCCGCCAGGGCAAAGTTCACATGGTGTTGACCAAGTCCATATCAAGATTTGCCCGTAATACGGTTACCCTACTGGAAACGGTCCGGGAACTGAAAGACATGGGTGTTGATGTTTATTTTGAAGAGCAGAATATACACACCATGAGCGCGGACGGCGAGTTGATGCTGACCATTCTGGCGTCCTACGCACAGGAGGAAGCAAGGTCCGCCAGCGAAAACCAGTTGTGGCGGGTCAAAAGGAATTTTGAGAGCGGTAAGCCTTGGAATTGCACCATGCTCGGTTATCGGTACGACGGCAGCCAGCTTCAGATTGTGCCGGAGGAGGCCGAGATTGTACGGCGAGTTTTCCGGCTTTATCAAGACGGCTTTGGTACGCAGGTGATTGCCAAGCACCTAAACCGAGACGGTCTGTTGACCCGCCAAGGGAAGCCCTGGACCCGCAACAGCGTGGTGCTTGTTTTGAAGAATTATGCCTATACCGGAAACCTGGTACTGCAACGCACCTACAACGAGAATTACATTACCAAGCGGAAAATGCTGAATGACGGTCAATTGCCCCAGTACCACGCAACCGATACCCACGAAGCAATTATCGACCTGGACACTTTCCTGGCGGTGCAGCTGGAAATGGAGCGACGGGCAAAAGCCTACACCAAGACCGGCACCACCACAGCGTATCCCTTTTCCAGAAAATTGATTTGTGGCATCTGTGGTCAGCCATACCGCAGGAAAGTATCCCACGGCATTGCAAAGTGGGTATGCCCGACCTACTTCAATTTGGGAAAGGATGCCTGCCCATCCAAAGCAGTACCGGAGTACATTCTGATGCCTTTGGCTATCGAACTCGCCGGGTCCGATGACCGCATTCAAAGCGGCATCGAACACATCGATGTACATCCTGGCAATCGCCTGGTTTTCCATCTAGCAGACGGTCGCACCGCCGAGCGGATTTGGAAAGATCGCTCACGGGCGGACAGCTGGACACCGGAAATGAAAGAAGCTGCAAGGCAGAAAGATTTGGAGAGGAGGATGGCAAATGGCATCGGTAACCGTAATTCCGGCAACAAAGCATAAATTTACCGCCCTGCCAATTGGCGGCGCAGCCAAACGCAGAGCAGCAGGCTATGCCCGTGTTTCCACCGACAAGGATGAGCAGTTTACTAGCTATGAAGCCCAGGTGGATTATTACACCCAGTACATTTTGAGGAATCCCCAATTTGAATTTGTGAAGGTATATACCGATGAGGGTATTTCCGGCACCAATACTCGAAAGAGGGACGGCTTTAATGAGATGATTGCCGATGCCCTGGCTGGCAAAATCGACATCATTGTGACCAAGTCCGTGAGCCGATTCGCACGAAACACCGTTGACAGTCTGGTGACCATCCGCCAGCTGAAGGAGAAAGGCGTAGAAGTTTTCTTTGAAAAGGAGAACATTTATACCTTTGACAGCAAAGGCGAGCTGCTTCTGACCATCATGTCGAGTTTGGCACAGGAGGAAAGCCGCAGCATTTCCGAGAATGTCACCTGGGGCCGCAGAAAGCAATTCGCAGACGGTAAGGTTTGCTTGCCCTATGGACGGTTTCTGGGCTATGAGAAAGGGCCGGACGGCTTGCCCCGGATTGTACCGGAACAGGCAAAGACTGTCGTGCTGATTTTCGATTTGTTTATGGCAGGACTTACACCCGGTGCCATTGCCAAGCGGCTGACCGCAGATGGCATCCCGACCCCTTCCGGCGGCACAAATTGGCAGGCATCCACAATTAAGAGCATCCTGTCCAACGAAAAATACAAGGGCGACGCCCTCCTGCAGAAGGAATTTACTGTGGATTTCCTTCAGAAAAAGAAGAAAACCAACGAGGGCGAGGTTCCTCAATACTATGTTGAGGGTAGCCACCCGGCGATAATCGCACCGGCCCTATTTGACCGGGTCCAGAGGGAAATCCAA